ATGACGGTAAATATAAAAAGCTGGACAAGGGCGATAAAGTCAGTTTTGAACCGAAATCATCACCCAAAGGCATTGTTGCTAAGAATGTGACATTAGATGCCTAGTTCTCTGGACGCCTAGTTCGCTGGAAGTTGGGGTTAAGGGGTAAGTACCGCGCACCAGGATATAATCAACCCTAGTGTGACGCCAAGCACAATAACCTCCCATGCAAACCCTAATACTTTCGGCCATGCAGCCCATGCAAACCCCAGTACTTGTTTCATAATTCCTCTTGGCATTTCTCGTACGCACGTAAAAACGTACGACACAAAGACGCGAATGACTCAATCGCGTCAGGATGAACACCGACACCAATCACATCATCTTCTACCTCGTCCGACACTAAACTTACATTGTAACCGTATTTTGGATGGTTCTTGATGAACACATAATAATCTTCAGCCATTAACTGCTCGAGTGTAACTTCACCTATATTCATTCTGACTGCTCCTCTAACCATTGGTTAAACATCTCAAATTTAGCGTCTTGTGAGTAACCTGCGCCCTCGTAACCTACGCCGCTGCTATATAGCCTTTCTTCCCATATTTCGTAAAGCTCGTCTTCACTCATCGCGTGATTGTTCCAATAAATCGTACATAGCTTCCATCTCTGTATCACCATGGCCTATTTTATCATCGCTCGGTGTCTCGTGGTCAATCGGTGCGCCGTCATAATTGTCAAATGTAGCCGTAAACGCGTATTGCTGATAAATACTATCGCGCGGGTGGACGTGTATTGTGTATGTTGTTGTCATATCTTGCTCCATTTTTTGCATTTGCTAACTTGAACCCATTGTACATGTCACTTATTTATATGTCAACAGTTGACAGGTTAAAATATGACCTTTCTATTATGCTTATGATTATTAACGTAAATCATGTGCGGTTCACAGGGTTATGCCCAGAAACTGTGGATAACTTTTTGGTGGGGCGTTCCGTATTAACTTTATTAACTTTGGGTGCGTGCGTGTATTGGTTTGTTTGTTTGTATATGATATCCTCAGATAATAGCGTTGCATTTACTCATTCATTAAGCGACACGGAGTGTTTATCATGAAAGAAAAGAATTTTGATTATGAAAAAGCAGACAACTCACATTATACAGTGCCAAGCATGTATGGTAAAATGTGTCGCGAACAGTACAATGAACAGCCTAAATACGCAGAGCCCGGCAAAGCTGACGGTAGCATGAAAGGTGAGCACAGTAACAAGCAAGCTGGACCGTAATTGTACGCAAACTGTATTTCGATTACACACTAAAAGGTTTTTATGATGTGGAAAGAGTCTTTATATAAGCCTGAATATTGTGGAACAGCCGTTGAAGTTTTGTCGAAAGGCAAGAGTTTAGCGGCTGTTTGCGTTGCGTGTGGTGTTTGCAGAAAGACATTGTACAACTGGCGAGATACGCACCCTGAATTTGCTGAGGCGTTAAACCTTGGCGTTCAGCATGCTCAGACAGTGTGGGAAGATTTAGGTGAAGAAGGTATTCGCGGCGACCTTAAAGGTTTTGGCGGCGCACCTTGGATTTTCACAATGAAGAATCGTTTTCGTGAAGACTACGCTGAAGAAAAAGACTTCAAATCAAACTCTGATTCTCTCGTCGAAAAGCTTATTGATAAGTTGAGTGATTAACATGATTACTGAAGCGCTTGAAGCATGGAAAAACTGGGTTAATCCTCACAAAGAACCTGACGGCACAATAGACCTTTATAAGCATCCAGAGATGATTGCTTGGATGACAGATTTCATGAAAACAAATTACCCTGAAAACCAAGAAGTTATCAACGGTTTAAAAAGCACGTCTGAATTCAAGGTGAAAGAGAAGCCTGTTGATGTTTAGGCAGGTAAAGGCGTGGCTGCAATGTTTGTTCCACGGCCATTTGTATCATAAAGACCTTTTCTCAAAAAGTGGCGAATTGGTCGCGTTTGAATGTGTTCGCTGTGGTAACTTTTATACTTTCAAAAGAGACCCGTGTTTGTAATAAGGTTATGAATGATGCGTACTATTTATGTCTGATGCTAAGTTTCCTATTAATGACGCGTTATACGGAAGTTCAGTAGTTAAAACCTACTATGACGCTCCCGAAATTAAAGAGATGTCGGACTGGCAAATTATAGTTCTTCAGCAAACACAAAAAGCTATGAATAAATCCGACAGGTGCGATCTCATATTACTGCGATTCACACAAACGCTACTTCTAACCGTCGCCGTCTTAGTTTTGGGGGCCATTTATGTCTGATGACAAGCTTATTCGCATCCTCAGGTCGTTACCCTTATTTGCCCGCAACTTTCTTAATATTCGAACGAAGGCAGGCCGCATTGAGCCGTTCATTCTCAATAGAGCGCAAAACTATCTGCATGAACGCTTAGAGGCGCAACTTAAAGAAACAGGAAAGGTCAGGGCGCTATGCTTAAAAGGCAGGCAGCAGGGGTGCTGTTTTGCCCCCCATATGCGTGTGATAACTTCCGATTACCACTGGAAGGAAATTGGTGATGTTGAGGTTGGTGATGAGCTGATTGGTTGCGACGAAGAGACTTACGGTATAACAAAGGCCGGTCGAAAACATTCACGTAAATTAAGAACTTCAGTTGTCGAGCATGTTGCGTCGTTTACAAAGATGACGCACGAAGTTTTGCTTGATAATGGTGCTAGGTTGGAAGTGACTGGAGACCATAGGATGATGACGCGCCAACGTGGTGGCGATTATGTTATGTGGCGAGAAGTTAAAGATTTTAGGGTTGGTGACTTGATGCGCGTGGTTACGCGCCCTCCTGGGTATGGACTTCCTTCGTATGAGGATGGATGGGTTGCGGGGATGATAGACGGAGAAGGTAGTTGGCGAGGAAAAAATGGCGGCGCTAAACGGCTGAGTATTTATCAGCGCAATAACGCTATGTTGAGGCGTTTAAAGGATTACTTTGATGGTATTGGCATGCCGTACAAAGAGGTCATTGACTCTAGAGTGGATGGTATTAATAAGTTGGGTCGAGATCCAGTTCATCGCCTAGATATTCATCGACTACCTTACTTGATTGAGATGTTCGCAAGATGTAGGCCAACCCGGTTCACCCATGATAAGTGGTATGAGGGTCACGAACTTCCTGGTAAAGGCGCTGTTGACGGCGTAAATCCATGGGCCAGGGTTGTAAGTATTAAGTCACTTGAAAAAAAGCATGTCATTGACCTCCAAACAAGCACTAAAACATTTATATGTGAGGGCCTTGTGTCTCACAACTCAACTTACGTACAAGCACGTTTCTTTCATAAAGTATCAACCCAGCGCGGTCGCAAAGCTTTCATCTTGACGCATGAGGCTGAGGCAACCAAGAATCTCTTTGACATGACGAAACGCTACTACGACAGCGTGCCCGATGGTGTTGTTCCCAAGCCCGATGCTTCTTCAGCACGTGAGTTGAATTTCAAATCCCTTAATTCTGGTTACGCTGTTGGTACTGCTGGTAACAAAGCCGTTGGGCGCTCTCAAACTGTTCAGTTAATGCACGCAAGTGAAGTGGCTTATTTTCCACACGCTGAAGAACACGCCAAGGGGATTCTTCAGTCTGTCTCAAATGAAGATGGCACAGAAATAATCATGGAATCGACGGCCAACGGCATCGGAAACTACTTCTATAACATGTGGATGTCGGCAACAAGCGGTCAATCAGACTTTCAGGGTGTTTTCATCCCTTGGTTTTGGCAGTCTGAATACACTGCTGATGCGCGAAAAGATGAGAGTGAGTCACTGTCAGACGAAGAGCAGGAACTATTTGACGAGCACGAGCATAACGGATTAACAAAGAGACATTTGTATTGGCGACGGCGTAAGTTGTTTGAGTTTAGCAATGACTTTGAGACAGCCAGGGAGTTGTTCCAGGTCGAGTACCCGATGACCGCGCTCGAAGCTTTCCGAAATCCTGTTGCAGACCGATTTATCAAATCTAACTTAGTGAATCAGGCACGAAAACGCACGGTTGAATCGAATAGTCAGCTCGTTATCGGTGTTGACCCGGCTATCAGCGACCATGATAGGACTGCGGTTATTCGGCGCAAAGGTCGTTTGATGTACAGCCTTGAGACACACTTTAATATGAACACCATGGAAATTGTCGGGATGGTTCGGCGCATGATAGACAAAGAGTGTCCGGCAAAGGTCTGTATTGATTGTATTGGTATCGGCGCGGGCATTGTTGACCGATTACATGAGCTCGGCTATTCGCAGGTTGAAGGCATTAATGTGGCACGTTCAGCGAGTGACAAAGACAAGTTTAAGAACTTACGTGCTGAATTGTGGCATGATATGCGCGAATGGTTGGCACAAGACATGCCGGTTCAGGTTCCAGACAGCGATGAATTGCTGGGTGACTTGACAAGCTTAGGTTACAAGTTTGATAGCTCAGGTCGATTACAAATTGAGTCTAAAGATGAATTACGCAAGCGGGGTATGAAGTCTCCAGATTGCGGTGATGCTGCCTGTCTTACGTTTTTTGTCGGTGATTTTGTCGCAGAAAGCTATGATAATCAAAGGCAATTCAACGACCGTACAGCCGGAATGCTTATTTAATCTTCTCGAATCTGTCACAATGTAGAAAAGCAAAACAGGGACGAATAAAATGGCTAAAAAAGCGCATAAAATTGCAGCAGCAGCACGCGAAGCCTGCGAATCGTGGGGTAATTACTTTAAGCCCAACATTGACCAGTATCATGAGATGCACAACTTCGTTCTCGGCGACCAATGGAGCCAGGACGAAAGCAACGAAATGATTAATACTTTCAAGAAAGTTCCGCTCACAGCTAATAAGCTCGGTACAATGTCAAACTCATTGCTTGGTGAGCAGCAACAGAACACACCTCAATTACAGGTTGTTCCTCTTGAAAACTGTGACGAAGAAACAGCACAACTTCGTGAGGATATTGTAAAGAACATCATCTTATCAACCGATGCAACTACAGCTTACCAGGTCGCAGCAGGCCAATCATTCATTGGTGGATTCGGCGCGTTTGCTTGGGTAACTGAGTACAGTCATGATAAATCGTTCGACCTAGATATCGTCCCTCAGTACTTTAAAGATTCGTCTAAAGGTTATTGGGATGTTGGCGCGGACAAGATAGACAAAACTGACGGCCTGGTGTGCGGCTGGGTGTCACGCATGACACGAACCAAGTTTCGCGAAGTCTACGGTAAAGAGCTTGAGGAAAAGATAACGAACTCAAGCGGGCGAATAGCGGCAAGCAAATCAGAAATCCAAGCAGTTACGAACTCGGACGGCACCGGCGGTTTCTCATGGTCTGACGAAGATGGCATTACGATTAACGATAACTTTGTACGCAAGCAAGTCAAAGAAACGCTTTACAAGATGTCAAACGGCAAGACGTACAATCAAGAAGAAATCGAAGAATTAATGGAGAAGTCGTTACAAATCAATCGTGAGATTCAAGAGCAGCAGTTCATGATGGGCGAAGTCGCTGAGATAGATGAAGTTGAAGGTGATATACCCGCGGCTGATGAAGAAACAGAGCAAGCAGG